CCCATCCTGGCCGCTCTGCCCGCGCGAAGAGTTCAACCTTGGGGACTTGTGGGAACATTCGCTCGATGAGTGCATACACGTCGTCGGGTTTTTCGGAATGCCCAGTGCGTGGAAAGTCCATCACGCTATCCGGGCGATCGGCTTCCAATGGCGTCGGTGGATCGCCGCGCGTCGCCAGGATCAACAACTCGTGCCGTTGGCGGAACCAATACCCCATCCCGATCGACGGCTTCACCCAGACTGCGCCGCTCTTGACGACAAATCCCCACGCCTCGAGCACTTGAGTGGCCTCGCTAATCTTTTGTGCTGTGGTCCACATCAACAGCACGCAGTCCGGCAACGCCAGCGACTCAACGTAATCGGCCAGCTCGATCAATTCCTCCAGCGTCATCGTTGGGTATTGGTTTTCGATCTGGCGCGTCGGGTCTAGCAACCCCTCATCCGGTCGCCACGGCGGATCGGCGAGTATCACGGCGTACTGGCCTTCCGGCCAGATGGCCGCCGCTAAATGCCTCGCGCGTTTCTTTGCTTTGACAATGGCGCGCACCTCGCGAAGTGATAACTTTTCTTTGCGAACGCGCCGTAAGATGGCGTCCTGTTCCGCGGCAGGCAAGACAGCGACTACTAAATGCGTGGAAAACGGCACATCGTTTAGGCGTCTAAACGATTGGAACCTCTGCGCCACATGCGCATAAATCTTCAATGACGCCTTGGGAATCCCCAAAGCGTCGACGGCCTCGGTGTATTTCTCGCCCCACGCCTTCTGTGCCGCGCCGTAGTTCACCCAGTCGCCAATCCACCATTGGCAGGCGCCCTCGACCCGTTGCAAAACGCCGCCGCACCGCTGCCACTCATCGAACGATGGCGCCCCACGAATCACCAGGCCCGTCGCCGTTAACTGGAACGCACCCAACTCGAGCGTCTTGCGCGTCACCTGAATAATCGCCGTCGGGATCGTCATCGCTTCCGCCAGTCCTTGTCCGGTACCGGGATGTCAATGTCATGTTGGAATGCCCACTCCCGCGCCCACTCGATGAGCCCTGACATTTCGTCGGCCGTGAGCCAGGACAGTGACGGCTTGGTCGGCACGTCCTGCGCGAACGCGCCCCACTCGAAGCCAAATCGCTCCGCCAGTAGGTCGCGCGACATCTGCCGATCGGTGGTCTGGAAGTGTTTCGCCAGGCGCGGCACAACCACGCCCCACCAGTACCGGCGCTGCTGCACGCGCGGCGGGGTCGTCGGGTCGGCCGTGATCGTGATGTTGACGCAGAGCCCGTCGGGCAAGTCGTGCAGGTAGAGCGCAAAGGCGTCGCGGTCGAGCAGCTGCACGCGCTTGCGGTCGCCGCCCACGACGACGCCCGCGACCGCGAAGGATTCCACGTCGATCACCATCACACCGCCACCGGCTGCTGGTGTAGCCCGTTGCGCGCCGCGCCCTGCACCAGGCCGGCGACATCGGCGAATTCCCGATCGACTTCGTCGAGAAAGAGCCGCGCGGCCAGCTCGTAGGCGGCGATGTCGACGGCCTCGCGCGGCACGCGGATCCGAAAGAGCTGCAGCGCCGACGGGAAGCGATCGTCGAAGGACACGAAGTCGCAGAACCCGGCCCCGGTGATCCACAAGTTGTGGGTCATCTGCGCCTTGTAGTCGAACGGGATCGATCGCGATCGGATGTAGCCGAGATGCGTCGCCGGCTTCGGGCACTTGATCTCGACCATGCCGCCTTTGACCAGGCCATCCGGCGAACAGCCGGCCAACAAGTCGTCATGGGCGACGAAGCCGACCGGGTGCACGATGGCGCCGGTCGCGGCCTCATAGGCGGCCCGCGCCGCCGGCTCGAGGTCGATCCCGCGCTGCATCTCCTTGTTGATGAAATCGGATTCCGCGCTGATGCCGGTCAGCCGCTCGCACACCAGGCGCAGTTTCAAGTCGCGCCGCGCCGCGGCCTCGCCCTTGCGGATGGTCGCCAGCATGTCGGCGGCACCCGTGCCGGTGAGCTTGCCGCGGCGCAGCGCGTGCCACGCTTCCGACCGTTGCGGGCAGTCGTAGGCGATCACCGGGTGCCGCCCTTCTCAAGCGCGCGTGCCTTGAATACGTCCCAGACATCGGCTCTCGCCGTCGTCAGGAACGTGCGAAAGATTTCCGGCGACTTCGCAAACGCCTCTTCGAGCTTGTCGATGCCTTCCTCAGCGACCGCAAACAAGTCGTCTTGCCATTCCCCGTACCCCTCGGGCATCTCAAGCGCCGGCTTCGCCTCGACCGTCTGCACGTCGACGGCGCGCTGCCCGTCCATCTCCTCGGCGGTCTGCTCGCCGCCGATCTCATCCGGGAACGCCTCGCGCAAACCAGCGGCCTCGGTGCATTTCGTTAGCATCTGCACGGGCGCCTTCGCCCATCGGCTATTCGCCTTGCGCTCCTTGTTGAGCGCGACGACTTCCTTGAACAGCACCCGGACGGGATACTCGGCCCGGACGCCGACTTCCCGATTCCAGCGGTAGACGGTCGTCGCACACCACGCCGGCGCCGAGACGCCCGCGCACGTCTCGAGCGGCCCGTACTCCCAGGCGCCGTGACCGAGATAGAGCCCGCTGCGCTGGGCGGTCGTGCGTAATTCGTAGATGCCCGGCAGGACTACGTCGCGCCACTCGTAGGCGCCCGTCTTGGCGTTCTTCACTTCCATCGGCACGATGTGACACGGGCGCTTCAGCGGGTCGAGCTTCCGCGCCGCGCAGTAGTCGATCACCATCAGCACCGACTCGGGCTTCGCGCCGGGATACAGGCTGGTGCAGAGCGTGCGCCACTGCGCCTCGCTGATACCGCGGCGGGCGACGGGTTCCGGCAGTTTGTTGACGGCTTCGATCGCGCTGGTCGTCACTTCCATCCCTCGCGTTTCTGTTTGACCACTGGGGAATCCCACTCCTCGTACCGGCTGATCTCGCGCATGAACCGGCCGAGCGCCCATACCACGCCGACCCCGATCAACAGCACGACGGCGATCGCGATGCCCATGGTCATCGGCGTTTGTCCGTGGGCACCGTCATGCGGCTGGCGATGTAGCGATCGAGGCCGGCCCGGGTGAACTTGGTCTGGCGGCCGATCGAGACGTATTCGATCTCGCGTTTGGCGACGGCCGTCTTGAGCCAGTTCTTTGTGCAGTCCAGATAGGTCATCGCGTCATCGAACGGGATCAGTTGGCGGTCATCATCGCGGCGGGTTGGCAGCGAGACAGCGGCGAGTTTCACGACGCGGCCTCCCACTGATCGTCGGGCGGAAAGAGATCCGCGATGGCGCGCCCAAGGTGTTTGGCGAGTCTGGTCTTCTCGCTGGCCGTGGCCGGCGCCCCGCGCTGGTTGACCAGCTCGCTCAGACGTAACTCGCTCAGACGGAGCAGGATGGCGAGGCGACGCTGCGTGAGCCCGCTTTCGAGAATGGCGATCTTGAGACGGAGGTCGCGCGGTCGCTGACGTGGTCTCGTAGGCATTTCTCGCCAAGCATAGTCATTTACGACTACGTGTCAATATGTTATTGTTATTTTTTACCCGCTGGGGTAGCTTACCGACTGGAATGCGCGACTTTACCCCATGAATACAGCCCAGTACCCTAGCGGAGTGCCACAGGCGACGCGCGATAACGGGCCATGGGGAGAGGCCATTCGGTATTGGCTGAACGAGCGCAAGCTCCGCCAGGCGGATCTCGTCAAGGGGACGAAGATCCAAGCAAAAACCATCAGCCGGATTACGCGAGGGTTTCACACGCAGACCCGGGTCTTGGAAGTGATCGCGAAGTGTCTCGGCGTCTCGCTGGATCGGGTCCTGGTCTCCCCGCTGCGATGGGGGCCCACCGAAGATCGCAAACAGCTGATCCGAACCATCTTTGCGGATGCCGTACGACTCGTCGAAGTCGGGGAAGACCGCATCGACGATCGCGTCCTCGAGGACGCAAAACGCATCCAAGCCCTCCCCCGGGACATGCGCGCCAGTCTGCGGGCGATTCTCGCGAATTACGAGAAGACGATCAGAAAGCAACGCCATGGCACACGCAGCAACCGTCCTGCCGTTCAGGCCCACGCTC